TACTAGCTTGTCAAGTGAATCAATAGCGACATCATAGAAAGCGCCAAGCGCCTGATGCTCAGAGTATGACTTGGTTTTCCAGTGGGCAATATGGGCGGCATTACGCGTACAGAATACTCTGCGGATCAAATCTTCAATCATGTCGGCACCTTTGCATTAATGAATATTTCGGTATATAATACCACGAAACCCATACAGCATGGATATACACATGAAGCCTAAATCGATGGGATCTAACCCCAAAAAAGCACCGATGACGCAGGCCGACGCTATCAAGCTGAAGCAGGGCAAAGGCGTAGCTGGCGCACAGACCCAAGCAACCGGCGAAACCGTTAAAGGCAAAGGACGCCCCGGTTATTAATCACGGCCTGAATAGCGCGTAAGCCCTACGTATCGCGTAGGCGTTGACAACGTACCAAGTGAGAGGCTTGGGGGGCAACTTAAATGAGCACAGTCCACAGGTGACTATATGCCATACACAGTACAATCTCCCGTTATATCCTATCTGCTGCGCATGGTGCTGTAATGGCCCTCACTCCAAAGCAGGAGAGATTCTGTCTTGAGTACGTCAAAGACCTAAACGGCACACAAGCCGCTATCAGAGCGGGTTACAGTGAGCGATCAGCCAACGAAATAGCTGCTGAGAACATGGCAAAACCTAGCATAGCCGAACGGATAGCAGAATTGCAGCGCCCAATAGCAGAAAAGGCCATTGTTGACGCTACATACGTGCTCACAAGCCTCAAAGCGATTGCAGAAAGGTGTATGCAGGCCGAGCTGGTAAGTGACAAGGACGGCGTTACAACGGGCGAATACAAGTTCGATGCGGCTGGAGCTAATCGTGCGCTTGAGTTGCTGGGTAAGCATCTTGTGCTGTTTACTGATCGCGTCAAGGTTGATGCTGACGTATCGCTAAATATGCAGTTTGGCGGCGAGTAATGGCAAAGACCATCACTTACATAGCCAGCAAGACCGGCGCGAAGTTTCACAAGTCGCAGAAGGTTGTGCGCGGCTTCATGGGGCCGGTCGGTAATGGGAAGTCTGTAACGTGCATCAATGAGCTGCACAGAATCGCAATTTGCCAAGCCCCGAACGCGCAAGGCATTAGAAAAACCCGCTTTGCAATAGTTCGTAATACGTACGACATGCTGGAAACGACCACGCTTGCTACATTTAAGCAGTGGTTCCCACCTGAGATTTGCTCGATAAGTCATAAGCCTATGCGGGCTGATATTGGTTATAAGCTGCCAGACGGTACGCGCATAGAGTGTCATGTGATCTTTTTGGCTGTTGACAGGCCTGATGACGTGAAGAAGATGTTATCCCTTGAGGTAACGGCCATCTTTCTGAACGAGGCCAAAGAGCTGCCGTGGGCTGTTGTCAAAGCAGCCAGAGAGCGTATTGGACGTTACCCTAGCCGCATTGATGGGTATGATGATACTCCTACTTATTCAGCGCCACGTGATGAAAGTGGCGATTTGCAGCCATGCACGCGCAAAGCATTGCTTATGGATACAAACCCGCCAGACGATACGCACTGGTGGTACCAGTTGGCAGAATTAGGGTCGCTCAAGGAGGACAGCACAGCAGAATCGCGCGCTGAAGTCTCAAGAGTGTTTGACTTTTTTCGTGGGCCATCCCCTTTGATCCGAGAAGGCGACAAATACATACCGAATCCAGAGGCGGAGAACATTAAGTTTCTGCCGGGCGGCTATCAGTATTATCTGGATATGATCGCCGGTACCAGTGAAGACCACATCAATGTCATGGTGATGGGCAACTATGGCACGATTGCCACTGGTAAGCCAGTGTACCCGCAATACAATGACCGCCTGCATTGCGCCAGTAAACCGCTTGGACTGCTTGAGGATTTGCCTGTAGGCCTTGGCTGGGACTTTGGTTTAACTCCTGCCTGCATTGTCGGCCAGCTGCATAACGGGCAGCTTCGCGTGGTTGGCGAGCTATTTGCTGAGTCAATGGGTGTTCGTGAGTTTGCGCGTGATATTGTCAAGCCGTGGCTTGAGCGTAACTGCAAGGGTATTGAGATAGCGTTTAGCTATGGCGATCCGACAGGCAACAATAGGGGCGAGGGTATTGGTAGGTCAGCTATTGGCATCCTGAACGATAACCACACTGACGACGATGGCATTACAATGGAGCCGCTTAACCTTGGCTTCTACACAGAGCCTGCTCCGACAAATGACCCAACGCAGCGTATTGACGCCGTAAGCCGCTATATGTTACGGCTTGTAGGTGGCGAGCCAGCGTATCAGCTATCGCCTAGATGCAAGATGCTGCGAGCTGGCAAGCAGGGCGGTTATCAGTACAAGCGCATCCAGACCAGCGGCGAGAAGTTCAAGGACGTACCAGACAAAAATATCTACAGCCACGTTTCAGATGCCGAGCAATACCTTGCTTTAGGTTTTAATGGTATGATATTTGATAACGAACAGTTCTATGACACGCGACCACGCATCACTGAAAACGTAATGGGATACTGACATGGGCGATCCAACCAGCTACAGCGGAAACATGGGCGATGATGACGCAATGGAACTCATGCCAGATACTGTTGATCCAGAGAATGACGAAACAGAACAGGATGATGAATCTGCAGAGCTGACGCTGGCGGATTTCTTTTACGTCAAGAACAATACAGTAATACCGAAACACAATATTGCCGACATTCTCGATCCTGTTGAGCTTGCTCTGATTGGCCGCAAGGTTAAAGAGGGATTTGAGGCCGATCAGGATTCCATGATCGATTGGTGCGATCAGGTCGAGATGGGGCTGAAGCTGGCTAAACAGGAAAGAGAGAGCAGATCAACTCCTTGGCCGGGCGCTGCTAACTTTAAATCACCTGTGCTGATGGACGCATGTTTAACGTTTTCCGATCGCGCATCTACTGAGCTGCTACGCCATCCGAATCTGTGTATGGTTAATGTTGTTGGTGAAGATCCGGACGATAGCAAGCAAGCCAGAGCCAAGCGTGTCGCCACGTTCCAGAACTGGCAGCTTAACGTAGATATGCCAGAGTGGAGAGACGAGCAAGAAAAGCTGCTGTACTGCCTGCCGTATCATGGCTCAGTGTTCAAAAAGACGTATTTCGATTCAGGACTAGGCCGCATGGTAAGCGATCTGGTCACATACCCTAGCTTTGCCGTGAATAACTCGGTTACTTCCATTGAGAAGCTACGCAGATTTTCAGAAGTTATTGAATTCCCAAAAAATACCGTTATTGAAAAGATGCGCTCAGGGGCATGGATTGAAACGGAGCTGAGCTACTCGGGCGGTCAGGATCAGGACAATGATTCTGATTATGAGGGCGATCAGATCACATCGTTTATCGAGCAGCAGACGTGGCTTGATCTGGACGATGACGGATACGAAGAGCCGTACACTGTTGTTATACAGCAGTCAGGCGGCAAGGTTGTGCGCATTACGCCGCGTTATGATGCAAAAGATGTCACAATGGATCTGGATGGCGTTGGAGCCGGTACACTTGAGCAGGTCATGCTTGCCTTAGAGATTGGCGGGCAGTGGTCTGATGATCTTGAAGTGGTGCGCATCAAGCCAGATAACGACATTACCATGTACGGATTCCTGCCAGACCCACAGGGCGGACTGTTATTTGTTGGCTACTCGCATATCATGAGCGCCATCACTGCAGGCATTAACACTACCACTAATCAGCTTATTGACGCTGGCAGTATTGCCAACTTGCCTGGCGGCTGGATGGCGAAAGGATTCCGCACAAAGCAGGGCGATTTGACGTTTAAGCCTGGCGAGTTCAAACAAACAGGTCTATCTGCAAACGATCTACAAACCGGCATTATCTTGCATCCGTCAAAAGAGCCAAGCGGAACACTGTTCCAGCTGATGACCATGATGGTAGGCGCGGCTGAGAAGATTTCAGCCAGTGCTGACTTGGCAGGAGTCCTTGGACAAAATGCACCAGCTGCTACTACTTTGGCTATGGTCGAAGAGCAGCAGCTAGCAAGCGGTGCGATTATGGGGCGGATTTACCGATCTATGTCGCGTGAGTTTGATAGGCTGTTTGTGCTTAACGCTAAATACACAGACCCAGCTACTTATGCCAAGGTGGTTGATGACCAGAATGCGGATTTTGTGGCTGACTTTGACAAGAATCAGCTAGATATTGTGCCAAGCGCCAATCCTGAGATTTCCAGCAAGATGCAGCGTATTCAGCAGGCATCGGGTGAAATGCAGAATATGGAGGCTGTTGTATCTGTTGGCGGCAATCCTCGCCCTATTGTCGAGAATTACTATAAGGCTCTCGGCACAAATAACGTTGAGAAGATATTCCCGACAATGACTCCACAGCAAGAGCTTGACGAGTTACTGAAGCGCAACCCTGACTTGATGGCAGGCATTGCACAGCTTGCAGATCAACAGAACATGCAGGCCAAGCTACAGACAGAGCAATTAGCGGCAAGTAACGAAATGCTGAAGGCTCAGGCCGTGGAGCTGCAGGCTAAGGCAGACAAGGCGCGCATGGATTCAGACAGACTGATGCATGAGACAGCGCAAAAGCTTGACAAGATGGCGGTAGAGATTGCCAACATCCAGTCAAAAACCCTTCTCAACATCGAACTAGCCGAAAGCGAGAAGGTTAAAAACGGCGTCACTATACAGCAAGCGGCTGCCGATATCGTTTCAACACTAGGCCCACAGGGGGTTAATAATGTCGGAAGTAATGGAATGGAAACGCCATCCAATAACGGTCAAAGTGCTTGATGCGCTGAGATCGGCACACGAAGCATGCAAAGACGAATACCCATACATACGCATTGACAGCATAGAGGAAACTGCTTTGCGCAATGCACATGCGAAAGGGTTTCTTGAAGGGCTTAATGGGATTCATGACGCTATCGACTTTCTGCAAGAGCAGGAAGGCGGTGATAAATGATTAAGCCATGCGGAACAAGTGTGCTGGTAGAGGTTGAGCCAGTCGAAGAAACGTACGAAGGGTCTAGTATTGTCAGGCCGCACAATGAAACCAAGCGAGAGAAGGGAGGCCGTGACATTGGCCGCATCATCGCGTTTGGGCCTTATTGCTACCAAGACTGGAAGATTACACCGGAGCAATGGGGCTGCAAGGTTGGCGATCTTGTCGAATTCAATCGATACGATGGCAAAGTGCCTCGACTAGCAGAAACCAATAAAGAATACGAAAATTACCGTCTGATTTCAGACAACGACATTATTGCAGTGTATGCGGAGAGTGCCACATGAGCGAAGCGCCAGATATTAATGCAGTGCTAGAAGATGAAATAAAGGCAGATGTAGAAGAGAAAGAACTTTCCGCCATTGAGAAGGAGGCCATGAAAGAAGGATGGAGTCCTTTGGATAAGTTTGAAGGCGATCCAGATAAGTGGGTCAGTGCTCGCGAGTTTGTGCGGTACGGCAAGCTGCAGAAAACGATGAACCGCATGAAGGACGAGTTTGATAGCCGACTGCGTGACGTGAACAAATACCACGAAATGCAGAAAGCCCAAGCTGTTGCAGAGCTTAAAGCCCAGCAAAAACAGGCTGTACGTAGTGGCGATGAAGAAACGTACGATGTGATTCAGAAGCGCATCGAGCAGTTTGAGTCTGCGGCACCGTCTGCATCTAAAGACCCTGTAGTGGCTGCGTGGGAAGAGAAAAATGCGTGGGTTAATGATCCAAACGACCCAAGAACACTGGAAGCCAATGCATTCTATGCTGGATACAAGCAAAGAAACCCGTCTGCAACAGAGGGCGATGCTTTGGCTTATGTGGATGAGCGCCTTGCCAAGCTGTATCCAGATACCAAAAAGAACGCATTGCGCGATACTCCTACACGTAGCGAAAGCGGTGGACAGCGGCCTACTACTAACAGCAACAAGCGGGCATTAGATTGGGGCGATTTACATCCTGATGAGCTTAAAGCGTGGAAGGACTACGGCTCTGATATGTTCAAGGGTGACAAAAAAGCGTTTCTTAAAATTGCAGCAGATGCGAGGAAAAAATGATGAATGATTTAGTTGATAGCAATGAACCGGCACGCCGTGGTCGTCCGCCTCGCGCAGAAACCGTACAGGAAATGTCTAGCCGTGATCCTGTCACGCAACAGCGCAGCCCTCGCGTACGCTTCCAGTCTGATGGCAAGATGAATGTTCCTGCCCACTTGCTAGATGACAATTACCGCTACTACTGGCCTACCGATAAGCCAGGCGAACTTGAGCAAATGCAGGCCGCTTGGTATGAGTTTGTGGAAGTTAATGGCAAGCACGTAACAGTACCAGCCGGCAACGGTCTTACTCACCACCTTATGCGCATAGAAAAAAAGTTTTTTGAAGAGGATATGCATGCGCAGCAGTCAGAGCTTGACGAAAGAGAGCGCAATGATCTACAGATACGCCAAGGCGAGTATTCGCCAAACGATGGCCGCAACGGGGTAGGGTCATCAATACGCAAAGAGCGGGATATTTACTGATTTAGATGCCAAGGACGGCGCATTCAGTCATGCAGTGTTGACAATGCGTTAAAATTGTAATATAAATGAGCCAGCCTATAGCAAATGGGCGCAAAAACAGTTTCAAGCGGCTTCTATCTAGAAAGATTTTAGCCCCTAAGTCGGCCAAGTAAGAACACTTCGGATTGATTTAGAAGAGCGGAGCAAGGGATTTCCTTTGCCCATTTAACTAAATTCAATTTGGAGTAATTCTATGGCTACTGGTGGCTTTCGTCCCGTAACAAGCATGGGCGATGCTAGCTATAATGGTCGAGTTCAGACCTATTATGTGGCGGCATCACATGCGACTAATTTAACTGTTGGCGATCTGGTTATTGAAACCGGCGTTGCTAACACCACTACCGGCATTGCCGGTGTTGATGCTGCATCAGCTGGCGGCCTGATCTCAGGCGTTATCGTTGGCATTCAGTATAATCCGTCTAATCTCGAAATCACTTATCTTCCTGCTAGTACTGCTGGCTATGTCTTTGTGGCTCCTGCTACTGAAGATTTGCTGCTGACTGCTTATGTAAACGCCTCAGGCATAACCGTGAATGACGTTGGAGCTAACGCTGACATCGTGGCTACTGCTTGCACAGTGTCTGGCAGCTTTGCAGTGTCCAACATGGCAATCAATGGCGGCTCTTACGGTTCAGGCACTGCACAGATCCGTATCGTGGGTTTGGTCGATGGTGCAACAGGTGCTAGTGCGCAAGTGTATTGCCGCATTAACGAGTCAACAGTAACCGGCGAGGTAGGAGTCTGATATGAGTGGTGTAATCACAACTGGTAATCTTCCCCGATTACTACAAGAAGGCGTCCGCGCGGTATTTGATAATACTTATGCGGAACACGAAGAACAGTACGGCATGATTTTCGAGAAAACCGTCTCTAAAAAGGCGTTTGAACTCGACGTGCAATTCGACGGCTTTGGTTTGGCTCCTGTCAAGCCTGAAGGCTCTGGTATCCAGTACGACAGCCAGTCACAAGGCTACGTGCCAAAATATCAGAACTTGACCTACGCTAAAGGGTTCATTGTTACCCGTGAAGCGCTGGAAGATGAGCTGTATGACGTATTCGCCAAAAAAGCCAAGGCTCTCGCATACTCTATGCGTCAGACCAAGGAAAACGTAGGCGCTAACGTCCTGAACCGTGCGTTTAACTCAAGCTACACAATGACTGGCGGTGACGGCTTGCAGCTGTTGTCAGCTTCTCACGTTCGTGGGCCTAACGATTCAACTACCTATTCCAACATCTTGTCTGTTGGTAGCACGTTGAGCGAAACGGCTCTTGAGCAGTTGCTGATCCAGATTAACCAGGCTACTGATGCGCGTGGTTTGCGCATTCAGTTGAAAGGTACTCGTCTGATCGTTCCTGCTGCATTGTGCTTTGAAGCTGAGCGCATTCTGGCGTCTGTATTGCAGAACAACACTGCCAACAACGCCGTGAACGCAATCAAGTCTAAAGGCATGCTGCCAGATGGTTATGCAGTCAACAACTATCTGTCTTCTAGCTCGGCTTGGTTCATCCGTACAGATTGCCCGCAAGGTATGATCTGGCAGCAACGCCAAGAAGTGCGCTTTGAGCAAGATAACGACTTTGGTACATCCGATTCTCGTTTCAAAGCTGATGAGCGTTACGCGTGCGGCTGGAGTAACCC